TGTTCTACATCCCCATCGCACCGAAGTTGTTCCTCAAGGTCTTGTCATCCGGTGTGACCAGCGCCACGGAAGGGCCGCAAGCATGGGAGCACGTCTCGGTGTCGCTACCGAACCGGACACCAACGTGGGAGGAGATGGTTAGGGTGAAGGACCTATTCTGGGGCGCGGAAGAACTCGTGCTCCAGTTCCATCCACCGCGCTCGCAGTACGTCAGCCACTGCGGGAACTGCCTGCACCTGTGGAGGCACCCCGGGTACGAGCCGGAGCTCCCGCCGAAGGAGTCGCTGTGACCGACGAGAAGTGGATCGACGAGGCGCTATGGAAGGCGTCGCTGGCGGCGGAGGTCATCGCAGAGACGCGAGTGGCCGAGTCGCTCACGAGGTCCGGCGCCGACTTCCCGCGGAAGAATCCGGTCGACCCGTCCGTGCCGATGCACCCGAACTGCCGGTGCGTGCCGATGTGCGATGACACGAGCAAGGCAGGTTTCCCCATGATCTGCGGCCGATGTGGAAGGAAGTGGCGCAGGTTGTACCCCGAGCCTAAGTGGGGCGAGATGGCGTGGTGCGTGTTCTGTAAGAGGAAAGTAGGCCAAAGGAAGGACGACCTATGACGCGACCAGAAGAACAGGAAGAGCGCGATCACTTCTTCGAGTGCGGCAGGGACCTGATCGACGTCACGACGATGGCTGGGCCGAGGAGTCCTCGAGTCCTCCACGAGCTGTACCACGGCGAGGTCTTTCTCGTCGAGGTTCGCCACGGCGACTGGCGCGAGATGATAGCCGGTGCGGCCTGGTGCAAGATCGACAACCAGGACGTGACGAGGGAAGAGTTCCAGCGCCGCTACGCCGAGGCGAAGGAACGAAAGAGGGTGCGAGATGAACAAGCCGCGTGAAGGAACCTGCCGCTCCTGCGGCGACCCGATCTTCTGGATGGGGACCGCGAAGGGGAGCTGGATCCCGGTCAATCCCGAGGAGGACGGCTCCGCGCCCGAGGGCGACCTCTTCGATCCGCAGACGATGACGAGCCACTTTGCCACATGCGCCGACGCCAACGACTGGAGGAAGAAGAAGTGAGCGAGCACAAGTTCGAGATCGAGTGGACGCAGCAGGCGCGCCTCTGGAGCGTTACCGCGGAGACGCAGGAGATCGCGCTACTGGTCGGCGAGAGCCTCTCGCTCAACCCCTCCGTCGGCTCGGTGCGCGTGACCGGGATCGTCAAGCAGTGGAGCCGTGTCGAGGAATCGACCGCGGCGCCGTGCTCCGTCCGCCAGGTGACGCCCATCGAAGCTGCGAACCACGACTGATGCGCAAGCCGTCGCTCACGCGCGCCGTCAAGAACGGCCTCCTGGCGAGAACTCGCATCTTGCCCAACGGTTGTTTGGAGTGGAATCGACCGCCGGACCTACCGCGACCTGCGCCGGGCTGAGAAGTGGCTTGAAGACATGGTCGCCTGGGAAGAGCGGTATCGGCCGGGAGCGAAGAGGAGGATCGGACGGTAAGACAGACCATTGGATCAGCAGCTAAGTTTCACACAAAGGAGGACATCTCGACATGCCGCCGAGGAAGATGGAAGAGAGGAAGCATCCGATGGACTTGCAAACGAAGACGTCGAAGAAGATCACGGCGAAGGGTCCGACAACCCCAAAGACCAAAGCGGTGAGCCTTGCTCGGATCGACATCCGACGGTTCTCCGTGGAAATCGTAGGGACAGCGCCGCTCATCATGCACCGATGGTCAACGAAGCAGAAGCAGCAGATGCTCAAGAAGCAGATGCAAGAGACGACGACGAGGACACCGAAAGACCCACTTGAGTGTTACGAGTCCAGCAAGTACGTCCTCCCCGACAAGAATGGAAACTTGACGATCCCATGCTTTCCTGCTTCGGCGTTCAAGCTCTGCGCCGTTCGCGGTGGGAAGCCACTCAAGATGGTGATGACGGACAGCTTAGCCTCGTTCTTCGTGACTGGGGTCTACTCGCCTCGGGACGGACGCGAGATGGTCCCGATCCGTGGCAAGTTCTCCATGAGGGAGGACATGGTCCGTCTGGACGACAAGACCGCCGACATCCGGTTTCGAGCACAGATCGTCGACTGGGCTGCGACGCTTCAGATCGAGTACAACGCGGCCGCCGTCAGCCCGGAGCAGATCATCAACGCGCTCAATTCCGGCGGATTCGGCACCGGCGTGGGTGAGTGGAGGGTGGAGAAGAAGGGCGAAGCGGGTCGCTTCCGCGTGGTGGCGTAGACCACCGCAAGACGTGGCAGTCATGGACTTGGTTAGGCTCGGCGAGGCTGGGCGATACAGGGTCGGGTTCGGCCGGGCAGTCATGGACAGGGTAGAGCCCGCAGGGGCTAGGCGTGGCACGGTACGGCTCGGATTGGCAGGCATGGTTTGAAGAAGGAGAACTACGACGTGACGTTCAAGTGGGCTAGCGGATCTCGCTTCGCAGCCGACCCGGACAAGGTCGGCAAGGAACTGAGGAAGGGCGGAAAGAAGCACACGGCGGAGTCCATCCTCCTTCTAGCAAGGTCGGCCGAGACGGAGTTGCACAAGTGCTTCGTCTGGGACGACAAGAAGGCGGCGCATCTTCACAGGATGGATACGGCTCGATGTATCGGAAGGAGCCTCGTGATCGAAGAGGAGGTCTCCGGCAACCCCGGGGAGACGATCCAGGTCCGCGCCTTCGAGTGCGTGAACGAGGGGACGAACGGCGAGTCGAGGATGGCCTACGTTCCGACCCGCCAGGCCCTCTCCGACTCCGACATGAGGGCGCAGATCTTCAAGCGCCTGGCGGACGACATCGAGACGGCAACGAAGACGGCACAGAAGTACCGAGCCCTGCTCAGACCGGTCTCGTCTACGGTGGAGAGGCACCTCGTGGCCGCCGGGAAAGCCCTTTCGGGAACCGCGAGATGACGACCAAGCCGAGGAAACGCAAGCCGCCATTCACTCCTCGATCCCAGATCAAGGCGGCGCTCCACAAGTTGTGGCTTGAATCCCGCGAGCGGCGCGAGGCGCTCTACCGCACGAGCTACTGCTGCGCCAAGTGCCGGCGGAAGGCGAGCAAGGCGAAGGGGCGTGAGTTCGCGGTCAGCGTACACCACCTCGACGGGATCGACTGGATCGCCCTGGTCGATCTGGTGCGCGAGCGCCTCCTGCCGTCCCCGGACCGCCTGATGCCGCTCTGCCACGAGGACCACGAGATCGCCGACGCCGAGAGGCGGGAGAAGGCTGCCATCGAGAAGCATCTCGTCGCCAAGTTCTCGGAGATCTCTCAACGCTTGAGAGACAACGCGATCATCAACGGGACCGCCGGGTTCATCGACCCACCGGAGTTCGCCACCGGCCGGCCCCGAGAGAGCCGCGAAGCGATCCCCGGACCTACTCGTTCTGGTGCAGGTGCGGGATCTGGACGTACGGAGGCAGGCTCTCCGCCGGAGGCGCGTCGCTCCAGACGAACCAGAGGTCGAGCTCGTTCGGCTCGCCAGGTCTCGGCCGGACCTCGCAGTGACCGACCCAGAACGAAGCCTGGAAGGTGGTCTGACCGTTCTTCCCGATGACCTGCGTCAGCTTGACCAGCAGTGTCTCAGGCACGACTCCTCCTTTGTCAGCGAGTGCTCTCATCCGAGACCGTTGCGGTCGATCACGATTCGATCCCGGACCGTCATGGTCATGAGGGCGGCCACGGTCTCGGTCTTCTTGATCGCGATCTCCCGCTGGACTTCCTGGACCGAGTAGGAGGCGACGGCAGCGGAGATGACACCGATCACGGCCGCGATCCCGAGTACGGGGTTAGGCACGGAGACGTAGGCAACGATCGACCCGGAGATGGTGGTCCCCACCCAACCCCACCACGCCCGCTTGCGGTAGAACGGCTTGCGGGTCATCGGCCGGCCTTGGCCGGGTCCCAGTTGACCAGCCGCGTCAGCAACTTGATGAGACCTGCCAAGGCCGGAAGGACGGCGGTCCAGATGACGGTCTCCAGCTCCCCGAACGGGTGGAAGGACGCCACCGCCCCGATCAGGAACCGGACCAGCATGGCCCCAAGGACGTAGAGCACCGTCTTGGCGAAGGTGAGCAAGAGATTCAACGGTTTCGGTGACATGACGAACTCCTCTCAGTCATAGGCTCTGGTGAGCCATCCATTGAGAAACGATCCCAGCTCCGGCCGCTTGGCCACGAGCTGCCGGTAGAAAGAAGCCGCCTCGCAGCGGAGGCAGGCGACCAGGACGTGCGGCAGGGCCGCGGCGACAGAAGCGCGGGTGCGAGGTCCCAAGAGGCCGTCTTCAGTGACGCGGTCGCTCCCGGCTCTACAAGCCCTCTGGAGGATCAGGTGCGCCTGTCTCGGCCCACAGTTGACGGCGAGGTCGAAGAGCTTGATCGCTACGTCTTCCGGCAACGTCTCGTATCCGTACCGATCCCAGAACTCGATCGTGAAGATCCGGGCCGCCATGGGCCACGTCATCCCGCGGATGTCGTCTTCGTCCACGTCGCCGTCCCCGTCCACGTCCGCGAAGTCGTCCCAGATACTGCGCAGGAACCGCAACGAGACGCCGAATTTCGTCACGCCTCCAGGATCGGCGGCTTCATCCGTGACCTCGCCACCTTCATGCTCCTTGATGACGAGCAAGGCTCGATCCAGGGCAGTCATGGCTTGAAACTCAACCGAACGATCAAGTCGACAATCCCAAACACTGCCGACACAGCCAAGGCGATGATAGAAAGTTGCACTCCCCTAGACGTTCTTCCAGCCTGTCGTTCTTCAGTCTTCTCTAAGATTTCGACACGAAACACCAGACTGTCATGCTTAGACTCGTAGACCGTGCGCTCCAACATGTTCTTCATGATCATCTCGTTCTGCGAATCTAGTTTCTCTTGCAGCCTGTTCATCCGATGTAGGCGTTCGTCGAGCGTAACAGCGGTGTCGTGCGTCCTTCGTTCCACGTCAAGGCGGTCTCTGTTTCGCTCCTTGTCCGACGCCTCCAATCGAAGAAGAATCTCGCGGCTCATGGACGCTACAGTGATGTCATGGGCGCTGACTTTCAGATCGCAGACCTTCTCCAATTCCTGGAGCTTCTCGTCGATGTAAGGACAGGAGGTCCTCGGGCAATCATCGGTCATGCGCTTGTCCTCCCTCCCTCTCGATCATCCATGCGCCGATGGTCAGCTTTCAGACGAAGCGGACGAGGACGAAGCGGACGAGGAGGAGGAGGAGGACGAAGAAGAGGAGGACCCGGAGCCGCCGGACTTCCCGGCAGTGACGATCTCTTCCTCCCACGTGATCTGCGAGTCGCCCACGCCCTCAAAGTCGAGCAGCCCCTCGTTGATGACCATGTTCTCGATGCGGATGACGAAGGTGCCGGCGGCCGTCGTGACCGCGACCACGTCCCCGGGGTTGAGGAAGAGATACTTCCGAGAGCAGAAGAAGTGGTACCGGGCGCGCTCGATCCACGCCTGGGCGATCTTCCGCGTGGCGTAGGTCTCGGCCTCGCTGGCGAGCATGACCAATGGCAGGCTGAGCCCGACCTTCTCCAGCGATCGCGTCGACCAACTCGCCTTGCGAGCTAAGGCCGAGATGTACTCCTTCTGGCCGTCTAGGTAGCCCACCTCCACCATCGCCGGCATGGCCTCCGCGTTCTCATAGGAGGTGACGAGGTCCTGCGGGCGTTCGGAGTCGGACGGGTGCGCGGCCAGGTCTCCGATCGGGATGTCAGTCCAGGCGATCCCGTCGCGGAAGAGGAAGAAGATCTTCCCGTCCACCTCGACACCGTCGAAGCCGTACGCCTCGCAGAGAGGAGAGAGAGCTCCCCGCGCCTGCATCCGGTTCTCCAGCAAGTAGCCCCGGAGGACGTCGGCCTCTGCGCTCGCGAGGTCGGTCACGTCGATCTGTCCCGCGGTTAGGCCGGCGCGCAGGCAGATGTCCGTCACGCAGGCGGAGAGGGTCGTCTCCACGGGTTCGGACTGCGAGGTCGCGATGGCGTAGGAGTAATGACCTCCCGCGGCGATGAGCGTCCAGTAGTATCCGGAGGGTGGAGATGGGATCGTGGTCTCTCCATCCGTGTTCCTTCCCCAACCGACTACGGTGCCGTCGAACTTGATCGCCAAGCAGTGAAAGGATCCACAACAAATTCCGCAGAAGTCCGAGGTCCCAGGGACGTTCGAGACCTGTCCATAGCCGTCATAGCCCCAGGCCGACAGCGATCCGTCCGTCTTCAACCCTACGCCATGCCCGTCTCCGCAGGCGATGTCCTCGAAGTATCCGCCTGGTATTCCAGACACTTGTCCGTAGGCGTTACTCCCCCACGCCTGCAAGCCGGATGCGGCGGAGATCCCGAGACTCCACCAGTAACCACCGGCGACGCGAATGAAGTCAGTGTAAGCAGGAACGGTACACTGACCATAGGTATTGTCTCCCCACGCAAGGAGCGTCCCATCGGACTTCAGACCGAGAGAGTGAAGATGCCCACAGGCAATCGCTACGAAGTCTGAGTTCGGAGAAGGAATCGTGCATTGTCCGCTGGTGTTGAGGCCCCACGCCACCAGCGTACCGTCAGCCTTGAGCCCGAGGCTGTGCGACCCTCCCGCAGCCACCGCGATGAATCCACCGTTGGGATTCGGAACGTCGCACTCTCCAGAGGCGTTGCCCCCGTGAGTCAAGATCGAGCCGTCGGACTTCAGGCCGAGAACGTGGTTGTCTGAAGAGGAGCACCGAATGAAGTCGTCTCCTTCACCACCGAAGATCCCGTCGCCTGAAAGGCCCCAGTTATGCAACTCTCCGCCCGCCAGCACCGGGGCCACCGATGACACCTCGAAGCTGAACGTCGGGATGGAGTTGTTCGTGAGGTGCAGCGGGAAGTTCTTGAAGACGATGTAGGCCAGGTCGCGGTAGGCCGGCGTGATGGCGGCGTCCGCAGAATTATAGTCAGGCTCAAACAACACCCACTCGCGTTCGCCGTTGTGCTTATAGACGCAGTGATCATCCTGATTGTAGATCATCTGGCCCTTCTGAGGTTTACCGGATCGATCGGATGTGTCCGTAGGAGCTCCGCCGAAGACCCAAGTCATCCTGTCGTTGAACCGGCCCCACTCGGCTATGTATCCCTTGTGGCGAGACCATTGCCCAGTAGCGTTGGGACTCAAGGCGTGTATATCCCCGACGCTAGGATTCCCTGGCGCGGACGTCCGGCCCACGTCTAGCACCTGCAAGAGACCCACATTGCTCGACTCTCCCAAGATCGAAGGGTCTTGTACTTGAGTGGGAGTCCCAAGGTGAACGGTGAACTGCACCTGAGAGGCGAGCTCCGCCGCGGGTTCCGTCAGTGGTTCGCGCGAGCCCATCCCCCGCGTATCAACGAAGCACAACTCGTTGGCCCAGATCCTCGTGATCCCCCCGATAGGTCCGCGGCAGATTCCGATGGCGAACGTGCAGAGGACAGGATCGAGTCCGGCGTTCTTGGTGATCTTGCCCATCCAGATCATGTTGCCGGCGAACTTTGCCGTGCCGTAGATCGAAGGGATGACGACGCCCCAAGCGCCCGTCTGCGTTCCTAGGTCAAACGATTGCGGGCCTTCAAGTCGGTTCGCCGGCTTTCCCTTCCAGGCGTCGATCACCATGCCGACCATAGAGACGGCCCCGGAGATCGCCTGCGCCCCGGCGAAGCCCTGCGCTGCCCCTCCGAAGGATCCGGGCTTGAAGGTCTGAGCCGAGGGTTGATGGAAGCCTCCACCGCCCGGAGTCGGATTACCGAATGGCATGGCGTCAATGTCCCCAGGGAGTTCGACTCGTTGGATTGTAGGCGATCGTGCTCATGGCCTCGGGCTCCGTCGGCACGAACGGCTCGCCCCGGAAGTTGATGGCGTTCGCAAAGCGATTGCGGCACATATTGATCGTCTTGTCGCAGCCGACGTCGATGTGGAAGGTGTCATCGACCTCGATCGGGAACGGCATCGGGCAGAGCAGCGTGAAGATCGTGTGGTCGAAGATGTCCACGTCGACCGCCGACTTGATCTCCATCGTGAGCTGGTAATTCGCGCTTCCTACCTTCGTCCATATTAGCGTTCCGCCAGTGAGCTTGACGCCTTCCAGGTCGAGGATATGACTGGAGTTGAACCGCTGCGTCGCTCCTTCGAGTGCCGCACCGACGACTCCGGTCGTGTTGAATGCCGGCACGTTGAGGGCCACGCCACACTGCGCGTCGCCCAGCTTGGCCCGGCAGGTCTCGGAGTAGGTGTCCCCGATCTCGACCTGTAGCTTCTGCGTGAGGCTGCGCATCTCGATCTGGCAGACGTGGTCGTTGAGGTCGAACCGGCCGACGCTCCATCCTTGCGCCAGGTAGACGACGCCCATCGAAGGATCTTCCCAGTTCACTAGAAACAGGTCCAGCGTGGCTACGTCCAACTGACCTGAACGCAAGCCGGCATCCGTGATCCCCAGGGCAGCGAAGAAGGAGGTGATCTCAAGGTTGTCCACGGAGAGCGTTAGGTTCTGGTTGATCGACGTCGCGCTCATCGCGAACAGAGGAGAATAGGTGATCCCGTCGACGATCAGGTCGCAGTCGTGGTCTGTGAATGCGATCGGGTCCTTCCCCACCCCGTACGGCCAGATCACGCAGCAGGTCGCCAGGGTGGTGACCTCCTGCTCCATGTGCGACTGAAGTGCTACGGAGATCGTCCTCATTCTCGCACCTGCACCAGCGGGAGCGAGGCGCTGCCCGCCAGATAGTCGTCGATGCTCACCGAGTGGAAGTCGTCATCGAACCGCATCGGAACGTAGAACTCGAAGGTCGCGGTCAAGGCGTCGCCGGCAGCCGGAGCCGATGAAAAGTTGACGTTGCCCGTCGTGTAGGTGATCGTGATCCCAGCCAACTGCTCGACGCCGTTCTTGAAGACATGGACGGTTCCCAACTTCGGCCTGGTGATCCTCCGCGTGTAGGTGACCAGTCCGTCGGTGTAGGTCTTCGCGAGCTGGTAGTTATGCTGGCCCGCGACTCCGGTAGCGAAGCGGGAGAGCGTGGCGTCATAGTCCTTGGGGTTGCGGAATAGAAAGCCGCGCGCCCGCCCGCCGCGCCCGATGAAGAAGAGTTGCAGCGCGTCCAACTGGGTCTGGGATCGAACGCCGTAGCTGATGTCCCACCGCTCCCGGTAGAACTGCCAACGCTGGTTGCGCTGCTCGCTGCCGTCACCTCGCTCGATGATCTCCGTGGAGAACTCCGGTCCACCTTGACTTCCGTAGGCGATGTCCTCCGGGAAGACGATCTCGTCGACGACGAAGCTCATACCAGCTCCCGGATCGGGACCTGCGCGGAGCCGGCGAGGTAGTCCGCCAGCACCCGCGTGAGGTAGTCCGAGTCGAACCTGGCCTTGATCCAGAAGTCATAAGAGACCGCGACGGCCACTCCGTTCCCCGGCGCGACGTCCAGCAGCAGGCTGTGCGTTGCCGGAAAGTACTCATAGCCGGCCCCGGCGACTCCCCCCACGAACACCTCCAGACTAGCCTCCGAGATGAACAGGTTCGTGCGCGTCCTGGTGACGACTCCGGAGACGTAGGTCTTCGAGAGAGGGATCGTGAAGCTGCGATTGGCACCGTTGCCCGTTCCGATGCTCTGCTGCTCGTTGCGATGGTCCAGCGGATCCTCGAAGTAGAAGCCGGCTGCCATGCCCCGGCGGCAGGTGAAGAAGGTCATCAGCGCGTCCAGGTCGGCGTCGGTCTTCACTCCGTAGGCCACGTTCCAGCGGGCGCGATGGATCGGCTGGCGCATCGTACCCTGCACCTCGCCGCCGCCGAGCTCCATCAGCTCAGTCTTGAACTCCGGTCCACCCGCGCTCCCGTAGGAGATGTCCGTCGGGAAGAGAATCGCGTCGAAGGAAGCGTAGGTCATGCCATGCTCCGCTGCCCGGCGCGCACCGCCAGAGCGATCCGGGCCGCGACCTGCGAAGAGGACGCCCGGAACGACTGGGCGTCCGGCGTCTGGATGTAGACGGTGACCGGCGCCGCGGCCTGGGTAGCCGCGTGCTGGCCCGTGCCGGTGAGGCGCTCCGTGAAGGCCGGGTCGCGGAACCGCGACAGCGGGATCACCGCCTCCGGGCCGGCCTCGCCGATGATGCTCCTGGTCGGGCGATTGAAGATGCCTCCCCTCGCTGACATGCGCTCGCCTTCATAGACGACCCCAAGGTCCACCCCGGTGTCCATCGTGGCTTCGGCCGGCCCGCCGCCCTTCAGGAAGTCCACCAGCCAGCCGCCCATGCTCTTCGCTCCGCTCATCTTCTGCGCGGCCGCGTCCCCGAACGCCACGATCAAGGAGCTCAGAAGACTGCCGAGCATGTCCAGCATCGTGCGATGGAAGTCTGCCCACTCGCCCTTGGCCGTCATGAAGAAGCCGACCATGATGTCGGAGATGTTCCGAAAGCCTCCGTCGGCGATGTCAACCCACTTCTGCACGGAGTCGCGGGTGCGCTGCTGCTCGTCGGCGAGCGCCTGCGCCCGCTGGTCCTTGTAGCGAGCCTCCGAAGCGTCCCACGCCTCGACCATCGCCCGGTGCCGGTCCGCCTGCCCCTTGCGCATCTCGTCGGTCTTGTAGCCGGGCTGCTCCTTGAGGAGGTCGTCGATCTTCTTGCGGGCGATCTTCGTGGTGAAGGCCACGTCCTGTCCGGCGGCGATTGCGGCCGCCGCCCACTGCCCGATCTTCGCCTCCTGGTCCATGTAGTACGCGGTCCAGACGTCGCTCATCTCCGCGGCCGTGAGGTCCTGCGACTTCAGGAGGTCCCGCAAGCCGGCGATCACGTCGTCGTGCGCCCGCTCCCGCGCCTTCTGCTCGTCGGCCAGGGCCTTCTTCGCGGCGTCGGCATCTTCCCCTCCCGCTCCGCCCTTGGGAAGGATCGTCGCCTTGCTGGTGTCGGTTCCCGAGAAGAAGAGGTGGAGCTGCTTCTTCATCTGTTCCAGGTGTCCCTTGCGCAGCGTGTCCTCGTCCTTGAGTGACAGGCCGAACTTGGTCCGTCCGTCCGCGATCTCCTGCGCCAGCATCTCGGCCCGGTTCTCGTCGTAGTCAGCCCAGATCTGGCGCTTCCTCTCGGCGAGCTTCTCGGTGGTCATCCCCTCCTGATCTGCGTAGTACTTCGCCATCGCCTGGATCTCAGAGAAGTACTTTTCGTTGTCGATGCGGGCCACGTCGAGAAATTGACGCTGTCCCTTGAGGCCGTGCTCGAAGTCCCATTGCTGCTCCGGCGTGCGCCAGTTCTTCTTGTCCTCCTGTTCCTGGTCAATGCGTTCGATCGTCGCGTTGTAGTCCTCATAGCCTTTGACCGCATCGCTCCAGGTCGTCGTGACCGAGGAGTCAAAGGCCGCTTTCGCGGCGGCGAGGTTCTTGGACTCCGGACTGTCACCCCCGAAGAACTTTCCCTTGGCGATAGCTTTACCAGATGCCTCCATCCATGCCATGAAGTTCGAAGCGACCTTCTGCGCGTTGACGAACAGCATGACCACCTCTTTGGAGACCCCGGCGATGAAGGCGCCGAATACCTGCAGAGACGACGAGAGGAACGAGACGATCTCGCTCGTCCGCATCTTCTGCTGTGTGACCATCTTGTCCCAGTCTGTCATCGGAGGGACGTGAAAGGCTTCAGCTATCGCCAATGACGTCGTCTTTGCTTCCTCATGAACCTCGATCAGCTTCTCAATCGTGAGACCCAATGCTTGCGCCGCGGCCGTTCCTACTGCGGCCAAGATCCCGGCGAACGTCGAGAAAGCTCCAATGACCTCGGTGATGATCTGCATGATCGCGGATAGGAACTTGACGATGACCTCGCGGTTCTTGTCGATCCAGTTCCAGGTCCCTTCGAGCACCTCGATCAGCCGCTTTTGATAGCTCTCATAGACCGAGTCGCCCAGTGACTTCCACAGACCCTTGAGACGGCCGAAGGCGCTCTGGGCGGAGCTGGACATCTTGGCGGCCAGCACCGTCGTCTCTCCCCCGACGGTCTGGAGGGTGTCCGTCAGCGCCCGCACCTGTGCGGTGTTCTGGGCCAGGATCAGCGCGGCCCGGCCGGCCCGCTGGCCGAACATGTCCATGATGTCCGCGTTCGTGTAGCCCTGCTTGCCCATCTCTTCCAGCACGTCGATCAGGTCTCCGGAGGAGAACTTGAGCTTGATCGCCACCTCGTTCGCCCGCTGGATCGCCATCGCGAGCTGGGTGCCAGCCATCGACCCTTTCACGCCGGAGTTCGAGAGCACGCCGAGCTGGGCGTTCAGCTCCTCGAAGGTGTAGCCGAACGCCTTGCCGATCGGGACGACGTAGGTGTAGGACTCGGCCAGGGTGTCGAGCGTGGAGTTCATGCGGGTGAAGGTGCCGACCATGACGTCGGCCATGCCGGCGAGGTCCTTCGTCTCCTTGCCCATCCCCCGCATGGCGTTGACCGCGATGTCCGTCGACCTGGCGATCTCCATCTCGCCGATCTTCGCCAGGTTGAGCACGGTCGGCATCGCCTCGATCGCCTGGACCGCGGTGAAGCCTGCGGAGGCCAGGAAGTAGAACCCGCGGCCGATCTGGTTAGCCGACTGGGACGATCTCTCGCTAAAGGAGATGGCGGCCTCCTTGACCTTCTCCATCTCCTCCTGCGTCGAGCGGAACACCCCGCCCACGGTCTCCATCGTGTGGGCGAACGCCATACCGTCGCGGGTGAACTCCTTGAAGAGCTCGAAGACGCCGAAGCTGGCGGCTAGCCCGGCCATCGCCGGCAGGATGGCCGTCATCTCCTTCGCCAAGCCCTTCATCTCGTGCTTGGCGCCGGCCACGCCCTTCTCGAACCCTGAGGCGTCCAGGCCGAGCTTGGCCCGCAGGGTTCCGACGTCTACGCTTCCGGCCATGCCTTCACCCCCTCGCCGCCCGCTTCGCTTCCTGGGCCGCCCTGGCCTTCCCAGCCTCAGCCAGCGGCATGAAGAGGGCCTTCATCTCCGCGGGCGTCTGCTTGCGCTTCTTCACGATCCGCTTCTCCGGAGAGTCGGGCATGAAGTCCTCCGGCTTGAACGCGGGCGTGCCCTTCTTGCGGTTCATGTTCGCCCACAAGGAGGCAAGCACGCCGGTGCGCAGCCAGTCCAGTCGGTCCCCGAACGGCTCCACCTCCGCGTAGGCGATCCACTCCGCCAACTGCGCGGCGGTGAGCTCCCGCAGCAGGTGGTCGGGGTGCGCGAAGCCGAGAGCCAGAGCTAGGCGGAAGTGGAATCGGCGCTCTGGCCGCCGGAGGAGTTTCCCACTTCTGCTTCCACCGCCTCCCGGTCCATCTTGGACAGGCGCCGCCCGACGTCCAGGATCTTGTCCAGCGCCGACTCGCACTTGGTGCCGAGGGACTCCAGGTCCGCCGCCGAGAAGATCAGGTTGCCGTGCTCGTCAACGATGGACTGCGAGGCGAAGAGCGCCCGGAAGCCGATCATGTTGCGCGGCTTTCCGTCCTCTCCTATCATCGCCTGCCCGATCCGCTCCTTGGCTGTCGCTCCGATGCTGCGGACGAAGACGGTGCCACCCCACTCGGGGATCGGCACCTCTTCCATCTCGACGTCGTTGGCGGCGAGGATCTGCTCCCGTGTCAGGGCCATGCGCTTCCTCCCGAGGCAGTGCCTCCTAGCTGGTGACGGTGACGACGCCGGTGATCTTGATCGTGACGTCGCAGGTGATCTTCTCGTCCGGCGTGATGGCGGCGAAGGGGCAGGCCGTCACGAGACCCGAGAACTGAAACGTCGTGGCCGTGGAGTCCGGCAGGACGATCTTGTAGACTCGGGCCGTGTTCGAGTCGAAGTCCGACTTCATTATCCCCCAGGTCCCCATCGTGAAGTTCATGCTCAGCGAGATCTCGCCGGAGTCCTTCATGCCGGCGATGAACTCCTTGTAGCCTCCCGTGCTGTCCAGGCTGGTCACGTCGATCTGGTTCCGCTGCATCGTCGGTCCAGAGATCGAGTTGACCTCCGCGATGGCGACGAACACCGTGTTCGCCGGTGGAGTCGCCCTTGAGAAGGTGGTACCGACACCAGCTACCGCTCCGCTTGACATTGCTCGTTCTCCCTTCCTCGTTTCCCTTCCCTGAGAGTCGCTGCCGTTCCCTGGCCGCGACGTGATCCTACCAGACCAGAGGTTCGACTGCGGTATGATGGAGGCGAGAGTGGAGGACCGCCACCGCCAAGCGGCCCAGGTGCATCTTGTTGGAGGTCGACGCGCGGCTCAGCCCGACCTCGATCAGGTCCAAGTCCGCAATGGTGAACGCCAGTCCCGTCGCCGGGTTGAGCTGGAGTACCTGCCGGTTGACCCCGTAGTAGCCGCCCGTCGTGATCGTATCGCTTCCATCGTCGTTGGCGGATCGCGTGGCTCCCGCCCCCGGGTTGAGCCCGTCGTAGCAGTCCAGGAACGGGGTGCCCGTGGACAGTGCTCCCGCTACCTCACACCGGTAGAGCGATATCCCCTTCACGGCATAGATCTTGTCCGGCTCGTGCCCGGTCCAGACGCCGGAGATCGGCGTCACTCCCACGGAGACGACCTGAACGCCGGTCGTGGCGTTGCGAAGGAACCCAGCGGCTACCTCCACGTCCTTGTCCGTCGGGATGCTCGGCCTCGGATTCTCGATCGGAGCCCCGTCCATCGCGGACCAGAGGTCGTCCGTGGATCCCTGGGTGAAGTACGGAGCACCCGACTGCGAGGCTCCGATGGCCCAGGCGTCCTTCGTCACGTCGCGCACCGGCACGAGGTTGGTGATACCCCAGGTTCCCGTCATCCGCTCGCTTCCGTAGATGACGTGGTCATATCGAAAACGAACCCCGGCCGGCTGATCGAGTGTGCTGTAGCCAAGATGAAACCCGGATACCCCGTTCAAGGAATCCCACAACTCCTCGGATCCGATCAGGACGTCGTCGACATAGAAGAGGGTCTGGAAGCCGTCGTGTCTGCTGGCATAGAAAGCGATCTTGTACCACTGCCCCGGAACCAAGGCAGAAGACGACTCGAAGACCTTCGCGCCGTCAGCATCGTAGACCCCAAGCAATCCGCCCGCAGTGAGCTTGAGGTAGACGTTTCCTCCGGCGATGACACCGGTCGCCACGAAAGCGACATCGGAGGGGAGCTGATCGCAGGAGAAATAGAAGCACAGCCAGGACCCATAATGCGTCGTGCCCACTGGCCGACCGTCATCTCCCACGGTCTGGACCGAAACATACGGCTGAGCTCCCACCGATGAGTCCAGCAGGAGGACCCTCTCCCCGATGCCCTCGGTGGCGGTGCCGAGAGGGAAGGACACGTCATCGTAGGAAATGAAGAACTCGCCCCACCCGGTCTCGAACCCCATCATGTTGTAGACGGTCCCGGCGTAGTCCGGCTCAGGATCCTCCGGCTCCGGGATGGTCTCCAGGATGACGATCCTGCCGCTGACCTTGAAGACGACCTCAGCGGAGATCTTCCCGTCCGGCAGGATCTCGTTGATCTTGCAGCTCATGGCGATGGCACGGAAGCGGAGCGTGCTCAAGGCGGAATCCGGAAGCTCGATGCGGTACTCCCGCAGGACGCCCGCGACGAAGTCCGTCCGGAAGACGTCGTAGGTCGACCGCAGGAAGTTCGCCTGGATCGTGACCGCGCCGCCGTCGCGGATGCCTCCGATGTACTCGTGGTAGCCGCCGGCAGACCCGAGGTTCGAGACCTTGATCGCGTTGCGGCCGAGACCAGGACCGGAGATGGAGGTGATGCCGGCGATCGGGAGGAAGACGCCGTCGTAGGCCACGGCTTCGCGCAGGAACCTCGCCCCGTGTCCGGTGATCGCCGCGGTGGTCACGGGTGGCTCGTCCGGTGGATGCGGAAGTTGACGGTCAACTGCGGACGGTGGTTCTCATCGTAGCCGACGAAGCCGACGTCCGAGAGGCAGGTGATCAGGATGTAGCGAGCGCCGTTGATGACAGGGCGGCGCTGAGCGATCAGCACGTCCCGGATCCGCTGGGCCATCTGGTGCGCCGCGACGTAGGCGCCACCTACCTTGCCGCCCCGCACCTGTACCTGAACGTTCGGCCTCTCGTAGGTGTACTCCAGCTCCGGACCCTCGCCGGGGTAGTCGTAGACGCCGACGGCCAGGGCGTTCGTCTCGGGGATCTCGGAGACGAAGAGGTTCGTCCCCAGGGTCAACCCGAGGGTGCCGTTGGCGATCAGGAGATCCTTGATGTCAACGCTGGGCGGGTTCATGTGGCGTTGCTCTCTCCGGAGGACTGCATGCCACCGCCGGCCTGAGGCCTCAGCAGGTGCTGCACGTCGACCGCGGAGCCGAAGAGCTTCAGGATGTCATTGGAGGACTGCCACAGCGCCGTCTCCAGAAACTTCCACTGGGTCCCTTTGGCCCTGTAGTTCTTGTTGATCTCGTGGACGTAGGGTGCGTAGGCGGAGGTGTAGTAGATGACCCCGGTGTACCCGGCCTGTCCCTGCTTCTCGACCTGCGTGCCCATCGAGCGCCGGAGGTTGCCCGTGTCCACCGGCGTCAGCGGCGTGGCCCGGCGGCGCACCATGAGCAGCGCGGCGTGCATGGCGCCCTTGCAGGTCCGGTCCAGACCTTGCAGGATCTTGTTGAGATTCTTCGTCACCTCGGAGGAGTCGAGGGTCATGCTGGCCGGCGTCGCCATCGTCGATCCCTCCCCTCGCTCAGACCAGGAAGACCTTCCGCAGCGGGACTATCCCGCTCACGTCCCACGTCTTGCCGACGGACCGTATCTCCGCCGTGTCGAGCCCCTCGCCCGGAGTCTCTGCCCCGGAGGAGAGTTCCGCAAGGGTACAGAGCCGCAGGTGGCCCCCGACCGCGAGGTCCTCCGCCACGTAGACCTGGGCCTTGGAGACCGCCTCCCGGCCTGCCTGGTCGACGAAGACGGCGTTCCCGTCCTGCCAGCGGCACTTGATCTCCCGAGGCGCCTCGTAGGTGGACCCGCCGTATCCGTCCGGCGTCGGGCCTCCCCAGTAGACCGCCTTCTGGTTCAACACCGATGAGACGATCTGCGACATGCCAGGCATCAGCAGATCACCTTGACTTCGATCGGCCTCTTGGCGTTCTGGAGCGCGGCGAACCTCGCGTGCGTGTCCAGCAGGAGGACCTGCTGCCCGTAGGAGGTGAACTCCAGGCCCTTGCCGAACTGAGCGAAGCCGGCGTAGACCGCGTCGGCGTCGCCGATCTTCTGACTCATGAGGCGCGGATCACGGATGGCGATGAGGTGGGCCGCGAGCCACCGCTCGATCTCTCGAAGGTGTTGTTCCGTATAGCCTTCGTTGCCGACGACGGCTGAGACGAGCACGTTCGCAGCCGTCAGGAAGGGGTTGAGCTCGTCCTCGGTCAGGGCCGTGTCGATGATCGCCTTGACGTCAGCCTCGGTCGTTCGCATCGGAGCCTCCTTCTGAAATATGGTCGAAGTCTAGGCCCATGCTACCGCAGGTGCCACGGCGCATTCGCCCGCCGATGATGTTCGGCCAGTAGTTGATCGAAGATCCATGCGTAGGTCTTGGAGATCCCATCCACGAGCGGGGTGTTCGGCTCCCATCCCAGGACGCTGCGGATCATAGAGTTGTCGCTGTTACGACCGGCCACACCTGTCGGGGAGTTGAGGAGGTAGTGTCGCTCCAGCTTGACGTTCGCGCAGGACTCCACGACTCCCACGAGTTCGTCCACGGTAACCTTCTCCGAGCTCCCGATATTCACCGGCTCGGAGCAGTTGCTCTCCATGAGCCGGAGGGTGCCCTCGATACAATCATCGATCCAGGTGAAGCTCCGCGTCTTGCTCCCGTCGCCCCAGATCTCGATTCCGCCTGCTCTGTTGATGACCGCCTCGGCCACCTTCCGGCAGATGGCGGCCGGCGCCTTCTCTCGACCGCCTCGAAAAGCCCCATGCGACCCATAGATGTTGTGGTAGCGAGCGACTCGGATCTGAAGTCCGACGTCCTCCGCGAAGTGCCGGCACATCCTCTCTGAGAACAGCTTCTCCCAGCCGTAGCCGTCCTCCGGGCTGGCCGGGTAGGCGTCCGCCTCGACCAGACCCCTGATCGACGGGTTCGTTTGCTTGTCGGCCGCGTAGACGCAGGCGGAAGAGGAGAAGAAGAATCGCTCCACCTTCGCCTCCGAAGCCGCCATGAGGAGGTGGGTGTTGATGAGGACGTTGAGCATGCACGCAACCTTGTGACTCTCGATGAAGCCGATCCCGCCCATGTCTGCCGCGAGGTTGTAGACCTTCGAGCACCCGGCGACAGCGGTGTGGCAGTCGGAGATTCGCTTCAGGTCTAGGACGCGGTTCTCAGCTTCCGGATGCTTCTGGTACCAGTCGATGAATGGTTTGATGTCCACCGCGCGAACCTCGTTGCCGTCGGCGAGGAGGCGCTTTACCAACCAACCACCGATGAACCCGCCGGCTCCGCAGACCGCGATCATGGCAGGACCTCGTAGCAGAAACGGTCACCGTGGATTAGGCGAACCTGCTTGATCACGTCCTCGCGGTCGGCGATGAAAACCTTCTTGCCGGCCTCGCGAGCGAGGACCGCGAGCGCGAGCCGCTGCGACATCTCGATCATGTCGGTTCCTTCCTTGTAGGTCACGCCCACGATGCGGAAGAACTTCGACGGGTCGAGTAGGACACGGGCAAGTTGCTCTTCGAGGTGCAGTTGGTTCTGGGCGTCGGAGGCGGCCGAGAGCCTTATGTCCAATCCCACGGCAGCCGCGGCCAACCCCAAGGCTCGATTGTCGCGGGGGAGGCACGGCCCACCGTAGCCGTCTCCGTATCGCATGTACCGATTCCCCACGCGGCTGTCATGGCCGATACAGGACAGGGCGTTGTCCACGTCTCCGCCACACGCCAGCCTATGAAGAAGGTCTCCGATCGCATTGGCGAAGGAGATCTTCATGGTCAGAAAGCAGTTCAGGGCGATCTTCGTCACCTCTGCCGCCGTGATCCCCATATGGAAGATGAAGGCGTCGTTCTTGACGATGCGCCGGTAGACCTCGGTGATCGCCTCTCCGGCCTTGTCGTCGTCCTCTCCCACGAGGACCAAGTCGGGACGAGTCAGCCCCTTGAGGATCTCTCCCTGGGCGATGAACTCCGGGTTGTAGGACAGCCGAAACCGCTTTGACTTTGCGAGCATACTTGCCGAGAGGATGTAACCTGGCATCGTGGTGCAGCAGATCACGAGGTCCTTCTCTTCATCAGCCACGGGCAGGCGAGCCAACACGTCGTCGACGGCCGTGTGGTCATAACTCCCATTCGGAAGCGATGGAGTAGGAACGAACACGAAGGAGATCGGGCATGCCTCGACGACTTCCGGAATCGTCTTCACGACAGAGAGGTCGAGAGTCTTCGCCATCAGCTCGTTCACGCCGGGCTCTTTGGAACGGAATGATCCGTCTTCGACGCTCCGCAGGTAGGGCAGGTCCTTATCCGTCGCCACGACCCTGAACCCGGCGTCAGCCGCGGCCAGCGCGAAGCACAGTCCGAGCTTTCCGACTCCGATGACGCCTACTGTTTCTGGCATGCGCTGATCCTCAGCGCACCGTTCTCTTCGACGGTGGCATAGTTGATGAGACCCCAGTCCGCTCGGTTCTGATAACCGTCCTGATTGTAGCTCATTCCTTCGGGAGGTTTGCCGTGGAACAGGTGATCATAAGCACCCGGAAGGTGTTGAAGAGTGACTCCTTGCCGGTGCATCTGCCACAAGATCTCACCGTCCATTCCAGACCGATGCCAGTACTCATTTCTGTGGATCGGACTGACCTCGTCGAATCCTTGCGCGACGGAGAGCATGGTCGTTCTACTGACCATAAGGAAGTTGCCACCGTAGTTTGCAGAGACCCTCCAGTCAGGACAGCGCCTGTCATCAAGATGCGATGTTCTGATCACATCTCTCGTCTGGGGATGAAGGTCTCTGTGAAGGCTCGGACGGAAGAAGTGCTGATCATCATCGACCACAGACTGTGCAACGACGGCCGCAAGCAACTCTTCGGACAGCATCACGTCCCCGTTCAGGATGAGGACGTAACGGCCGGCGGCTCTGCGGATGCCGACGTTCTTGGCGAAGTGCTCGAAGAATCCGGTGGCGGGGATCAATCCCTCGGCTCTCGCGACGCTTTCACCAACGATGATAGTCCGCACTCTTCTATCTGCAAAGATCGGCTTGAGCTGATCGACCATGCACAATGGATCGCCAGGTGAGCACCAGTCGACGATGATCCACTCCGCATTGATGTCCGTCCGTGCGAGCAGGTCTAGATTGTGAGAGACGGCCAAGCCGAACCGATCGACGAAAGGTAGACCGCCCGTGAAGACTCGTCCTCCTTTGGACGGATCGGACCCGTAGTCCTTGTTCCGTGCCGACGTGACGATGGAGAGGTCCATCACATCCTCATGTAGCAGGCGTCGCCCCACCAGCGGTGCACCATGTAGGTCTCAACCCTCTTGAACCCGCGCGCCGCCAGGTACTCGTCCAGCTCGCCGACCTGGACGCACCCTTCGTACAGCTCCGCGCAGTTGATCTCCGTGACGATGGCCTGGATCCCCCGAATGGTCTGCTCAGCACCGCGCAGAACGGCTCCCTCGTAGCCCTGCACGTCCATGCACAAAAAGTCGAATACCGCTCCCTCAATCTCGACTTCCTTGAGGACCCCGTCGAGCGTCCTCTGCGGAACGACAAGCTCGGAATCGAACACCACGTCCGGGGACATCTGGGTGTGCAGTTTTGGACGCAGACACGAGCTGGACATCCCCTTGTTCGCCGGATGGTGCTCGACGCTCATGGTGACCGTACCGTCCTCGGGACCCAGTGCCACCTGGAAGGCCCGAGGTCGCTTGACCTTCACGATCTTCTTGAGCAGCTCCGCGTAGGGCATCGGCAACGGCTCGAAGAACAAAGCGTCCTCGATGCCCATCGCGACGAACGAGTCCACCTCCTGTCCCATGTGCGCCCCGACCTGGATCACGCCCTTGGGACGGAAGCGATGAAGCGCGAATATCTTCGCGGTGTCTACGAGCATGATCACCTCCCCGGACGAAAGACCATGAGGTTGTCCTTGAACCAGTCGAAACAGGCGGCGGTGCGCAGCCGAACCGTCGCGAACGGGTCGGCGTGGAATCTACGGATCGCGAACTCGTCAGCCCACTCACCAGGCGCCCGACAGGCGATGTGTCCGTAGCCGGTCTGTCCAGGAACCGCTCCTGAGAATACGATCAGACGCGGCGTCCGCGCGGCGATCGCGTCGAACAGCGCCTTGTGGCGCTCCATCGCGACGTGCTCGGTGACCTCCAGGCACAGAACCAGGTCGAAGTGCCCGAGGTCGCGAGGAGGGCCGAAGGTCACGTCTTCGGCGAGGACCCTCCACCTGCCGGCGTCGACGGAGATCAGCGGTTCAATCCCGAGCAGCGGACCAGCCATCGAGTCGGACAGGAACTCAAGATAACGGCCCAACCCGCAGCCGATGTCGATGACGGACCGACACGGAGGGACGGCCAGGTCTCGAATCGCGCCGGCGAGCGCCTCGTCGAAGAAGGGCATCTCCTCGTGGTCTCCAACGGTCCACGGGCCACCGAACTCCGCCTCGCTCATTTCGGCCCCGCGGAAAGCCACCGCTCTGGGAACAGGTCCTTGATGTCCCATCGCGGAGGAGGGTAGGCCGGACCGAACCAGAGCGTGGGGCGGACGATGATCGCCGATGGCTTCTCGGACAGCCACGCGGCCCACCAGGACATCGTGCTGTTCGAGATGATCTTGTGGTCGCAGAGCAGCATGCACGCGAAGTCCCATACCGGATCGTCTTCCGGACCTCCCCGGTAGACGGCGTTCGGCAGAGGAAAGTTCTCGGAGCACCAGGCAGCGTCCGCACTGTCGTTCGAGAATACCACGTACGCAAGAGCTTGCTTCGTGCACTGTGACAGTAGGTCGATTGCGTTCCGATAGTACGCGAGAGGTTGAAGCGGAATGAACGAGGCGTGCAATTTGGGATCGATTCCGCCGCCGTGGACGTTGTCTCCCCTCCTCATGTGCAGCATGACGGTGGAATATCCCGGAGGCAGGGTCCTGTCCCACTCGCTGCGATAACCATCCATGTCCGCCGTGGCTCTCTCGACATACTTGGACGCCGGGACTAGATGGCTCCGAACGGTTTCCCCGACGTGCTCGAAGTACTTCTCCGTCTGGTAGTAACCGAAGAAGTCCGTTCCGTCCTCAACGCTGAAGACTGATTCGTCGAAGCCGTACTGTCGCTCGCGATGACTCGGTGTGATCCGGCGTGACGGATGGATTGAGGCGTTGAAGACTTCTTCCGGGAGATGGAACTCACCGAGGAGATGACGCATCCGCGGGATTCCTATCTTGAAGCCGGTTTTGGCTGCCACGCCCAGGAGCAGAGCGTACTGGAAGAGCTGGTTGCCAAGGCGGCCGTGACTGCCGAGACGGCTGAACGAGATCATGACAGGGCACCCTGCGAAGACCGGACGCGCTGTGCTGCGGCTCGGTGTTCTGCCCGATGCGCGACCGTCAGGGAGTCGTCGTGCTTGCGGTACAGCACCAAGGGCTGCGGAACGTGGACGAACTCAACTCCCGCTCTCAAGGCGCGGAACATGAAGTCGAGATCTTCCGCCAAGAGCAGCGACGGATCGTACCCCCCCACGAGGTCGAACGCCTTCCTGGTCATCACCGGGCTGGTGACGAGGTGGTCTCGCTGGAGCAGCCCGTCCATCGTCACCACTTCGCCTAGCATCGGGCGCTGACGATCCCAGAGGATGCCGGACGTGCAGATGCAGTTCTCTCGCTCGCCTATCGCTTGGAGCGAAAGGCTCAGCTTGTCCACATGCCACGCGTCGTCGGCATCGAGGAAAGCGATGAATGGGCAGGAGCAGAGTCGAGCACCGGCATTCCGCGCTACTGCCGGTCCAGCGTGATCGATCCTCAGGCCGGCGCCCGGGATTGGATGGTCGGACCCGTCATCGACGACGAAGAGGTGAAGGTCCACCGCTTGTTGGCGCACGGACTCAACGGCCTCCGCTAGATAGCGATCGCAGTTGTAGACCGGGATCACGACGTCAACTACGGGATGCTCCGCGCTCACGGCATCCCCGGCGTCTCGACGCAGTCGATCTTGCCAGTCCCGTCGCATCGCTCGCACGGCTGTACCTGAGGATTCAGGGCTCCACCTTCAACGAAGGATCCTGCTCCGCCGCATCGCGGGCACTCGCACTTCCGTTCGCACCGGCTCTCGACTCCGCACGCGGCGATCGCTCCGTCCAGCTTGGCGATCAACTCCAGCCGGATCTTCGCCAGGTCCTCCACCGCCGGCTGCACGATGACGGTGAACTGACTCTTCAGGACCTCGATCTCGACGCCGACGTGCGTCATCTCGAAGGTGGCGTGGTTGAGCTCCCCGGCACAGCAGTCGATCCGAATCGTCTTCGTTCCGTGGAACGCCTTGGTGACGTCGTTGCCCTCGTCATCCTCGACCTTGAAGCCGTCGCGCGGGTTCGCTGCCAGCAGGATCTTCATCCTTCTTCCCTCCATCCGTTCGCGAGCATCCATTGCGGCTTGGGATGAACCTCGTGCGGTCGCGGGTGCCCGTGGAAGCAGACCACCGAGGTGCCGATCGGGAGATGTCGCCCCTGCACGTTGACCTTGTAGGACGCGATGCCCGGTGCCGCCCGCTGGGCCAGGAGCACGTCCAGGCCGTCCGCCGCGGCGTGCCCACGGAGCCAGTCTCCGTCACCCTGAAAGAAGAGATCCCCCACCTTCATCCCTGGTCCGAGAGGCTGCGAAAGCCAGTGCGCTGTGGCCGCGTAGTCCCGCACGAAGGTGGCGTAGACCGAGGTCATGTCACCGGACCAGCCGAGGATTCCTGACTGCGGCCGACCGCGGTAGAAGTCCGCGACCATGAGGATCTGCTGCGGGCCGAGTCGATGCTGCACCACATCCGCCAGGGCCGCGAGATCGCCGGTCACGACCGTGTCGAGATCGAAGTACAGCACCGGCCCGCCCAGACGACAGAGCTCCAGCTTGCACCACCAGCCCGGCCACTCCGCGTGGTCCAGGAAGACCGTCTCGTCTACCAGCTCGCCGCAGTCCTTCGCGACGTCGCTCGCCCGGTCGCTCAGCACGGTGAAGACGAACGGAGTCTTGAGATGCTTTCGCACCCCGGTCGCCAAGGCGCGGACGTAGCGAGCGTCATACGCGCCACCATATTTCAACACGGCCGCAACGGTGAGCACGGCAGGCTCCGCGGTCACTCGACCCATCCTTCGGGCCGGAGTCCTGGCTCGATCTCGTGGCACAAGGAGACGAGGGTGTCACGTGAAACCGTCGTAGGAACGCATTCCGGATCGTCCCCGGGTTCCCCAGCGGATCCTTCCGCGGAACGCGCGCCTGCCCCCGCCCCCGCGTCGCCTGGCAGGTCTCTGAGATCCCGCCACGGGCCGCCGGAAACCAGCTCGGCCGGGTCAGCGATCGGCCAGAGGGTCAGCGCAGATCCCGGCGTGGCGTTGATCACCTCGACGCCGAGCCGGTCCAGGTCTGCTTTGATCGCGGGGAAGGGGAGGAGGAACCGGCGGAAGGGATCTCTGCCGGTGAAAGGGCCGTAGTCGTCGTGGAAGTTCTTGCGGCCGTCGGAGCCCTTGTGCATGTCGAAGCCGGCCAAGACGATGCGCGAGGCGCCGAGGTGGAAGGCCAGGTTCAGCGCACAGGCGCCGGTGCTGAGGTTCCACCGCAGCGTGCCCAGTTCTTCACTGATGCCGTAGGGAGCCAGCTCCTTGTGCATGATGCGGATGCCAGGCTCCCGCTCCCACGTGCAGCAGGTCGTCACCTTCAGGCCGGCGAACGATCCGAGTCCGCGGCCGTGATCGGGATACCAGCGGCAGTCCCCGAAGATCATGGCGTCCGCCCACGGGGCGACCTTGTAGGCGTTGTTGACGGCGATGGTCCGGTGGCGCTGCAGGAGGGTGAGGTCGAAGTCGAGTAGGGACGGGCCACCGCCCAGGATCCAGCAGGTGTCCCCCCGCCAGACCCTCGGTGCCCGCCACGGGCGCATCAGGCGTCTGCCTTCGCCGGCCCGTCCTCGTCTTCGTCGAGAGCACCTTCCATCGGGCCGCCGTCTGCGATCAACTCATCAGCCTCCGGTCCGCTGAGCATGCGGCTGTTGATCGGCTTGCCCGTCGCCTCGTTCACGACGTCGAAGCGGCCGGCGCCACGGTGGA